GCACCTTAGATCGTAAAAATTTTCTCTAGGACGCTAGGACATATAAATTACCAAATATTACACGTGAAAAAGAAAACCAGTCTGTCTTTGCGTCCCAGAGGCCAAAATTGAGCTAAAACCGTTGGTACTGTTGAATAATCCTGGGACAAGGATGCTGTCCCAGACCCGTCCCAGGCCGTCCTAGAGAATATAAATAAGGTTTTATAATGGTAAGTGCCTAGGGGCTATATAATATATAATAATAATAATCTCTAATTTATATCTAATAATAAAAAAAATAATAACGGACAAGGGACAACGGTTCAGGGAACCAGTCCACGAGTGTTTATTTAGGCAAGGTTTTAGGGTATAGTACAACCATGGGTAAACTTCCAAATACATTAAAGGCCACTTCACAGCTGACTCCAAAGCAACGTAAGTTTGTTGATTTGTATGTAGAGAACTATGGCAAGCCAGGTTTTAGTAAAGCTCAGTGTGTAAGAGATGCAGGTTATAATCCTAAAAGAGATAATGGTGCAGCCGAAATTGGTAGTCGATTACTTAATCCGAATTTGAATCCACATGTAGTTAGATATTTCGAAAAACGAATGAATCGAGAACTAGCTTTTTATGAAAAGAATAAACTTAGATCCTACAAACAATATGACCGTATGAGAGAAGGTGCTATTGATAAATCACAATACAATGCAGCAATTAATGCTGAAACAAAGATAGGGCAGATGGCAGGATTTTTTGTAAATAGAACTGAAGTACAACACAGTAGTTTGGAGGGTATGAGTCGTGAGCAACTCGAAAAGAGGCTTAGCGAGCTTGAACGTAAAATCGGTGACCACAAAGAAATCATCGATGTCACGCCAGAGTCGGAAGTCATTGATTCAGGAAGCACTGAAGATAGCACAGACTGATTTCTTCAAAGCTTTTCATATGGTGCATAACTCACACATGACTACAAGTGTGGGGATAGTAGGTATTAAAGTTAACGAGAGGAAAAAAGATGCGAAAGAAGAATAACAAGCACTTTAAGCAGATTAAACCTATTGAAGTAGAAACAACAGGTTTGCCTGATAAAGTTAGAGTTGGTTATAAGGATATTAAAATTAAATATGTAAGACCAGATTTTAAAAAATGGCAGATGACAGATTGTTTTGGAGAATATGATTATAGACAAAACTTAATACATATTCAACACGACCTTTGTGGACAGGAAAGAGTCAATACAATATTTCATGAAATCATGCATGCTGCTGTTCAAGTTAGTGGTTTGAATCAAGAGAAGTGTGCTCTTGAAAAAGATGAGCATGAGGAATCTGTTGTAAATGTATTATCAAATATGATGATGGCAGTCTTCAGAGATAACCCTTGGCTCATAAAAATGATAGAAAAAGATATAGAAAACACAGATTAAAAGCATAACCTTGCCCTATTGGTTTTATGTCTAAAACAAACGAATACAAGTTATATCAACTACTAAAAAACAATTTAAAAAATACACATTTTACAAGGATAGAATCACACACTGAACTAGGTATTCCTGACGTAAATGCTTGTCATAATGGACAAGAAGTATGGTTAGAACTCAAGGCTAATACACGCAAGGATTTGGGGTTAAGCAAGTACCAAATCGTGTGGATGAAGAAACGAATTAAGCATGGTGGTAATGTTTGGATTGCGAACCGACCCCTCTTGGACAAGACCCTTAGATTCTACGACCCGAGTACCATTGACCCTGGTTCGCTGACCTCGGTTCTGGAACAACCTACCCTCGTCCTCGGACAACGGTCGATTGATTGGGACCTGGTGATGGAGATCCTGTTTCCGCGGGCCCAGCAGCGTAGCTCACCAACCCTCGCCCTCGGGAAATAACAAAACTTCAAATAGTTGGTGGGTTGATAGAAGTTACCAGGATCCCAGAGCAGCTCAGGACAAACCTCGTACCTCGTTCAAAACCTCAACTTTGAAGCTGTGGGTTGGACATTAGGAGCTGGCCAGGATCGCAACCAGTTCCACCACCCACATTTTTTTATTGACATTTGTTCTTGGTTAGGTAATCTCGGTGCATATGTTGTCGAATAACTCCGACTTAAACATTAGAGAAAGGAGCCCTGACTCGTCATCAGGAAGCTCCTTCCTCGTACCTCGTTTCACGCCTATCTTTGGATTTACATGACTAGATAGTTGAGCTGACCCAGCAGCCAGAGCCAGTCACCCACCTCTACTTCCCTGCCTTTCGAAAAATTTTTTCTTGACAACAAAAGCTACAGGTCTTATATAGATAAGATAACTTAACAAAGGAGAAAATATGAATTCAATTCTAGTCGAACTAACTTTTTGCACGGCGGTCATTGGTGTGTTGATGCTTGTGGGGGTGCTGTCATGGTAAATGAAGAAAGAGAGAACGTTGTTTACACATGCCCGAAGCATGGTAAAGAAACATACTTTAGCATCAAGAAGTTAGAGAGAATGCCGAAGATGCGTGATTACGTGTACGTATGGTTTAAGCACAAGAAACAATCGGAAAAGATGTGGGTGCGAATCACTCAAGGAAGCCGTGTCAAAGGACAAGGTACATTAGACAATCAACCACAAGTACTAAAGTTCTACAAGCATGGTGACATAATCAAGTTCCAAACAGATGTGGAGGGCATAACATGGGGACGATAAAAGAATGGCTAAAAGATGGTGAACAGCAGGAGCTGTTCACCATACAAGACATCGCTGACCACGGCTGTCAAGGCGGAGTGTCGGGATTGATATACTATCGGGAAACTGAGAAGTTCCACGATGATCATGAGCAGGAGATTTGGGATCTGGTGCAGCAGCTCGCAGAAGACTCTGGTCAGAGTATTATGAAATACATTGGTAACATTTCTAAAGCTGGTTCCCTGAGCCAGTTGCTCAATGACCTAGTTTGGTTGGCCGTTGAGGTCAGAGCACGAGACATCCTCGATGAACGAGAAGCCGCCTGATGGTCCTCGCTATAATATTACTGCTGCTGGTATCGCCACGGTCCCTGTTGACTGTACTGGCGATCGCAGCGATGATCCTGATGAAGCTCTTCTAAGCCTCGCCTCGCTCGCACTGCACATGATTCCTGGATGATGGGTGGGTTGACTGTACTGGCCAGATCCGCCAGGCGAAGTTCACGGAAGCTCGACCTCGTAGAAGAACACAACTTATACCAATAATGTGTGGGTTAGATTTCCTGCTGGGCCCGATCGCAAATTTCACCCACCTTTCAGGTCGTAAAATTTTTACGCTTGACATCTTATCGAGCTATGACTATATATGTAGAAGTAATTACTAACTTAAACTTAACAAAGGAGAAAACATGGGCTTTGATTTATATAGTCTAGGAAAACACAAATCAGAAAAAGGCGAATACTTTAGAAACAATGTTTGGCATTGGCGAAGGTTAGCCGACTTTATCTGCACACAAACAAAAGTTATAGATGAAAAAGATAAAGACGATTGGCAAATGAATAATGGACACGAAGTGTCAGAAGAAACTGCAAAGCAAATTGCACAACAGTTAAAAGCCCTTATCAAAGATGGCACAGTTTCCAAAGCTATCAAAGAAGTAGAGGAAGAAGAAAAGAAAGCCGAAACCAACAATGCACAAGTTCAGAAGTTGCATCAGATGTTGCGTGATAAGGTAGAGAAAGAAACGGGAAAAGAAAATCTTGCACCGATAGACTATCCAAAAGCTGACCATGATACGTGGGAATGGATACAAAAACGATATGACTATGGTAGTTCATATCCTTTTACAATGGAAAACGTAGAAGAATTTATTCAGTTCTGCGAAGATAGTAATGGGTTTAAAATCTGTTAATGGATTATGTTTTGTATTTTATTATCGCTGTCGGTGTTGCGTGTTTAATTCATTTCATTGATAGTTATTAACGCCTCGCCTCGCTCGGCGAGGCGAAGTCTGTATTAATCTCATAGATTACTAAACGGCGTACCAGTGAAGAACTCGGTTGGACTTCGTGGAACTTAAAAAATGCCATGAGGTGTAGGTCGCGTTGTCCTCGTTTCGTGCGTGTGCGTGGCTCTATGGAAGACTTTTTTAGAACTCAAAGGGGGTAAATTATGATTTTGTTCTATTTTGAATTTTTAGAACTTATAAAAAAATTATTTAAAAAGATAAAATAGTTGTTGTAATTTGTTTTTTAATTTTGTAATTTAAAATCCTAACTTAACAAAAGGAGAAAACAAATGACTGTTAATATAACAAACGTCAAAAACTTTTCAGTTTATAAAGAGTTAGAATTAGAAAAAGCTGAAAAGATAAAATATGCTTATGCGTCAATTAAAATGACAAGAAAGCAATCAAATAAAATAATTGAACTTTTACAACAAGAGGTCAGTTTATTATTTGATAAAAAACCAAAAACTAATGTTTTATTCATTAAGGATAAAAACAAAAATGTAGTTGGCTCAATTCAAAAGATTGCAAGAAAGTCTAAAAGATTTGACACAACTGCATTTAAAGAAAAGTTTCCAAAACTTTATAATGAGTTTTTGGTTGATAGTGAAAGTTGTGAATTCAAACCATTACTTGATGAGGTATTGAATGAGCAACGATAATCATAACTTTTTAGCAAAAGTAATTAATACTAATCTTGAAAAAAAGTTTTCAAGTGATGAAATTTCTAAAAGATTAGATAGCAAAGTTATAAGACAATTAGATTATGAACTTTGTTATAAAACTTTAGAGAGTGTAGTTGAGGAAACTATTTTGGAATATCAAGGTACTGAATGCGTTGAGTTTATGAAACAAAAGTATTTTGATAAATTCAAAAACTTACTTGAAAAGATGAATGGTATTAATTCTAATGGCTAGAATTTTTAACCTTAAACCCGATTATATCCCCGAGCAATTCGGGGGTATATACTTTTTAATCTCTCGTAAAAATGGTGTCATTAAATATATCGGAATGTCTAAATTTGATGTCCACCAAAGATTAAGAAATTACGATTTAGAAAGAATGAATTGTGATGTCAAAATCTTACGAGTTAAAGACGTTGATAAAATACGTTGGTATGAAAGACGTTGGATACAAAAGTATCGTCCAAGTTGGAACGTTCGTATCTATTCAAAACGTACCAATTACCTACACAATCCATATCTTTAACTGGTAGCTGCGTTTAGGCGATCTCTTTCCAGCGATCGCCTTCACCTGCTTTTCTATACAATATCTAGTAGATAGATTTACCAAAAACCACAGCATAGGGTATTCGCACCCCCCCCACCACGCATCAGGGCGTTGATGGTACCGACAATTTAGACTTTAGACAAGTTGAATACACGCAGAGAAGTGATATATTCTACGTTATGAACACGGAATTGCTTACTACTAGTCAATTACGAGATAAGTTAGAAACTACTTGGTTACAACATATTAAACTTTGCCAAGATAATTTTTTATATTTTGTTGCAAATGTGTGGCCTGATTTCATATATCGTAAGACAAAAGACAAAGATAGGTATGGTCATCATCAAATCATTGCAAATGAACTAGTTAAGATATCAAATTCCAAAAGAGGCAGGCTAATCATTAACATGCCCCCCCGACACACAAAATCAGAATTTGCTTCCTTTTTGTTTCCTGCATGGTTTATCGGAAAATTTCCAAAAAAGAAGATTATGCAAGTATCCCACAACGCAGAGCTGGCTCA